GTGATGGCGGATACTCTTGTTACAATGATGAGCCATTGGGTAATTATGGTGTCATCGATGGCGATGGGGCTACCGCTGAGGAGGCAAAGGATGATTTCATGAAAGCTCTTCAGGAATGCAGGGATGATGATCCCGGTAACAAGGACTTGCAAGACTTGACGTTTACATATAAGTACGACGTGCAAGCCTTCTTCAAGGAGTTTTCGTTCCTCAACGCCACGGAGATCGCCAGACGTGCAGGCATCAACCCATCGCTCATGCGCCAGTATGTAAGTGGAGTCAAGACTGCTGGAGAAAAAACGTATCAGCGACTCAACGCTTGCATGAGCAATATTAAAGCGGATTTACAAGCAACCGTATTCTAACGGTTGTACTTCATAAAAATTAAATGAACTCTTGAGCCCCTGGTGCGAGATGCATCGGGGGCTTTTTCATTCCGTTTGATTCCTTTTCTTTCCTTTTCATTCCTCAACCCCATGTTTTTATGCTCTAAAACATAAAAAAGTCATTTATTTCAAAATTTCTCGCTTTTTTTTTTGGCGGTTCCAATTATTCTTCGTACTTTTGCCAACGCTTATAAGATAGTAGTAATCTACTCAGCGATGGCGACTGTTTCGCCTAGGCTTCACGCCGTGGGCTTTTTTTATGCCTATAAAGTATCATTTTCCCGGCAGCGGGAAAAAGGTCTTTACTATATGGCGGTTGCATGATCCGTAAGATACTTGCCCTTCGCTGGGAAAGCTACCATCTTATAAGCAGCGGTGAATGTGACCGCCACCATTGTATTTATACATCAAGGTCGGTCTATAATGCTTATAAGATGGCAATATGCAGAATTCTATTTTATTAAGTGATGCGCAGGTGAGACCTGTAGGCATCAACGTCAACGAGGGCATCCATACCCTCAAGTGTGCAATCAAGCGTGAGGCTAAGCGCCTCATGACTACCAAGAGCGAGACCATGAGCTACCTCTGCGAGGAGACCGTGACCTATGGTGAGGTATTGGCCACCGTGGTGGGCTTCGTCGCCCTGATGGCATTCGTGGCATTGAGTGGATTCATAGCAGGAGGGGAGGTAGCATGATGGTGAGCAGAATGACTACAGAGCTGTTTCTTGCCGATTTGGCTGCCAATACCGATAAACTGAATAAGGCTCGCCTTGATTACGCTCAGAAATTATCCGAACTTCGTGATAATTATGACGAAGAATTAGATTCCATACAGGCACAGGAGCGCCAGGCTTTAGATGAGTTCCATGATGCCAGAGAGGAATTTGAAAGCTCAGAGGAGAAGTACAATATTGATTGTCAGCGACTGAGAAGAGAGCGCAATGAGGAAGGGCGCAAGTACAACGAGGAAAAGGTGAAAGCCAAAAACGACTGGACAACCAAGAACCAGGATATCCAGAACGAGCGCCATCGGTTATTCGAGAGATACCGAGAAGCGGGGGGGTACTTACGGGAGCAGAAGAAGGACTCCTGCACCCAGGCTGGACCAAAGACAAGAAAGGAGGAGTGAGCGATGAAGAAAAGTAGAAACCGCAGAAGACGCACAGCAAAGCTGACAAGAAAGGACATCAGCAGATGCAAGTTCTTCGCTATTAAAGGCAGGCAGATGAACGCCTATAAGGTAGAAATCAAATTTTGGAGAGACAACAACGTTGTCGCATCAGTTGTTTTCATCGATGATGCTCCAAACAAGCAGACTATTATCCGATGGTATGATCATCGCTACTTTGCTCTTCGATATGGAGCTAAAGAGGCTGAGCCACTCAATATGACTTTGGCCAAGTGGAAAACCATAAACAACGATTAGGCATGAACGAAAATAATTCAACCAACCTGCACATGACAGCAGACGTCTGGAATGCGCTAGTAGATATGATGAACGTTGACCAGCTGGACAACTTCATCGAGACTCTTGAGTTTGCTCAAGACAAGTTTATCTCAAACGAGGTAATAACCAATGCCGTGGATGATTTTGGCGGTGCCGGACAGGTTCTTCTGATGCTCAATGCATTCAAGCGCATGGAGAACCTCTTCAAGACCATCAACCAGGCTCTGAAGGCGAAAGGAGGTGTGGCATGAAAGAGCGCAAGCACATCATAGGCTTCGGCACATACCAAGCCCCACCACCTCCACCAGAGCCAGACAAGGAGACTGAGGATAATCTAGTGGAGCAAGCCCTAGATCAATATCTCATCGACTACAAGCCATACGACCCAGACGATGAGGTTGATCCACAAGAGTTCAAGACCTCACGAGAGATACAAGAGGCACTCTCCGATATGGTGACAATCTCTATCTCTACCATCACAAAGTACATGAACTCGCATGGCTATGACATGATAAATGTCGAGGGCGGCGGTCTCACCTGGCACCTGCAGCGAGATGCCCCCTTCTAAAACAACAAGATCATTTTTTTTCATTTTTAGTAAACAATAAAACGACGGATGGGGCCTTAGGCACATGGCATGGCAGCTCTATCCCCCAGTACCCGGTAGTCGCGAGACTATCGGGTATTTTTATTTTCCTCCTTTTCTTCCTAACTTTGCAGTGTTTTAATGAGACAACAATATGATCACTGCAACAAAACCAACTTCGCCATTGTTTACATCGTCGCTCGATACCTTTACATTTAAGATATCGGGCGACACCGCTACCGTCACCATCAAGTGCAACGGCATGGAGCTGCTCAGCGAGACCTACTACCCAGTCTCTGGCTCCATCACCATCTACGACCTCGGCACACTCATCGCCGATGCCGTGCGACCTACAGTGACAGCCTCCTTCACCATCGACATCACAGAGCACCAGGGCGAGAGCGATATCGCCACATGGTCGAGCGGTGCCATCACCGCCTACTACGCCACCGTTGACATCGACATGTCGTGCTCATCATTCATAGACCGATACTTCCTCACCCTCCTCGATGGCACCAAGCTCACTCGACTGGGGCATCGTGAATATCTCCATGCTGCTGGCATCAACAGCTCCACCCCTACCGTGGTGGCACAGTTCTTCAAAGACAACCAGGTCACCACCGTTCAGGTTCCATCCTCAGCCACACCTACCCACACCGCCAACGGCATCACCTCATTCGATGTCTCACCAGACCGATACTGCGATGCATCAGAGGGCGACCTCTTCGCCTACACCGTCACCGTAGGCAACCGCACCCAACAATATCAGATTGACCACACAGGCTCCATTGCCGACCCAGTGCTCCTCTTCACCAACAGCTTCGGCTGTCAAGAGATTTTCTATTGCCTGGGCAAGAAGAAAATCGCACCGATTTTCGAGCGCAAGAGTGCCGTCATCGGGGGCAAAAAGATAAATTACCAAGTCAAAGAGACACGCACTTTCGAGGGCGACACGGGCATCATCCCACCATCCATGGCACACTTCGCCGAAGACCTGCTGCGCTCCGATGAGATTTACCTGTTCCGTGACTATGCCCAGGATAAGCAAATCACCCTGACAGACTCCAAGAGCGAGCGCACCAACGAGGCTGACGACCTCGCTGAGTTCACCTTCTCATACCAGTACTCTCAGCGCATCCAGAATGTCGTGTTCAAAAACATCGACACCTCTTCAGGCAAGATCTTCGACCGTTCCTTCGACGATACGTTCAATTAAACTCCTTCAGATATGGCAAACAACACAGACAACAAGACCGCCAAGGCCATACACATCAACGAGCTGCGCCGTGCCCTCGACATCTCGCGCATCGACCGCACGCCCGTTGACCTAGACTGTTGGAAGGCTGGCGATGGTTCCATCATCCACTATCGGGGCTGGCTGGTGAAGAGCAGTTCCTGGCAGCAGGGAACCCACAACCTCTACAATCCGGTGAATCACCAGATACGCAAGGTGAGGGATATCTTCATCTTCAGATACAATGACCATCCAATATACTTATAATAATTATGGCAAGCAACAACAACAGCAACAACATAGACATCACCTATGCCACCATGGGCGAGGTGATGGATTATCAGACATCATCGCCCACGAGCGGTTTCACGGAGTCGTCCACAGTCTTCGATGATGATGGTACCACGCCTATCGTCAGCGTGGAAGTCGGGGGAAAGGAATATACCTATGTACCCTTCGGCTACGAGAACCAGCTGCCCTACGAGCTGATCAGCAACATTGGCAGGAGCAGCGTGATGGCTCAGAACAAACTCTTCAACGTGCTCACCTGCTATGGCATGGGCTTCCAGTACAACGACATCGAGACCAAGCTGCCTACGAAGGACAGGGAGGTGAACCTGTTCCGGATGCACAACTCGATGAGCCGCTTCTTCCTGGAACAGATTACCGACATGAAGTATTTCTTCTTCTGCGTATCTGCCATCGTGCTCAACAAGAAGGGCGACAAGATTGTGGCGGTAAGACACAAGGAGGCGTGCTACTGCCGGTTTACCAAGAGCGTGAACGGACGCTCGGAATATGTGCTCTATGCCAACTGGAGAAATGCCACTGTGCCAGCCAACATAGAGGTGCTGCCGCTGCTCGACGAGCTGGATCCGCTGGGCGACCTGCAGAAGCGCATGGGGCTGGACGGCCAGAACGGCAAGGTGAAGGCAAGACAGTCGGGGCAACCGGGATGCAAGGACAGGGTCTTCGCCATCGTTACCCGCTTCCCTACCCCGGGCTGCCAGTACTATCCCGTGCCCTACTACTCCGCCATCTTCAGGGACAAATGGTATGACATCTCCCGTCTCATCGCCATCGGCAAGATGGCGAAGCTGAAGAACCACGCCACCATCCCCTACCTGGTAGAGATACACAACGACTACTGGCGCGGCATCTTCAAGGAGGAGCACATCACCAGTACGGAGGAACAGAAGAAGCGCAAGCTTGCCGAAAAGGAGAAGATACGCGACTTCATCTCGGGCATAGAGAACAGCGGCAAGCTCTGGATAGCGGGCTACTATACCACGCCCGACGGCAAGGAGGTGAAGATGGTGCGCATCACCCGCATCGATACCTCGAAGGACGGAGGCGACTACAGTGATGATATCGCCGAGAGCAACAACATGCAGTGCTATGCCGACAACATCCACCCTAACCTGGTGGGCGCCACTCCCGGCAAGAGTCAGAGCAACAATTCGGGTTCCGACAAGCGCGAGCTCTTCACGCTGAAGCAGAGCATAGAGAAGGCATTCCACGACCTGATGGAGACGGTTCACTGGGTGATCATCTACTTCAATCACTGGGAGGAGAAGGTTTATCCGGATGTGCCGCTCATCATGCTCACCACCCTTGATGAGAACAAGGATGCCAAGAAAGTGTCTAACAATCCAAACTCACAGACAGATGATTAACATTACAGCAGAACAGTTTGAGCAGCTCCTTCCATTCGTGGGGGCTGCCACGGAAGACGTCTTCACGAAGGCTCTGCCATCGATGGAGAACGTTTATTTCGACCTCGTGGCCACGGTCATCGGTTCCGACTTCGAGGATGCCGCCTGTGCAGAAGGCAGTGCCTTACTGGGCAATGTCCGCTCATACGTCATCCTGAAGGCATTCATCCTGCGTCTCCGTTCCAACGATCTCATCATGACCGACAACGGTTTCGGTATCGTTTCCAACGAAAACATATCGCCAGCATCCCAAGCCAGGGTGGATGCCCTGCTCAGGGAGCTGACCTACAAGCAGGACCTGCAGCTGCATGGCGTGCTGAACCGCCTGCGCACGGTGGAAGGCTGGAGCGAGACGGTGCAGGCGTGCAACAACATCGCCTCTTTCTTCTGGTCGCCATTGACGCTGAGGGCTTACTCGAGTGTACGGGGTTTCGTCACCTTCGACGACCTGGCAGCACACCGCAACGAGATAGGAATGGCAGAACTGGTGCTGCGCAAGCAGTTCTCCGACTCGCTCATCGAGCAGCTGCTTGAGGAAGAGCGCAAGGCACAATATGAGCCATTCCATCGGCACGCCATCGTGAAAATGTGCCATTTCATCGGTGCTCATATTTCTACTAAAGAGACTCCTGCCGACCCTCGATACAAGGATCTTGCCTATGCTGCAGCAGCCAACTTCATAGAGGAGAACATCGATAAATTCCCAAAATACAAGGATTCACCGGCCTATAAGGCCAATCACATGCAAGCGTATGAGAACAAAGCTGACGACCCGACCTTCTTCTTTGGATGCTAACGGAACGCTGAACCTTCACGTTCCTCATTCCTGGAGTGAATTGACACAGGAACAGTTGCGCTATGTGCTCATCCTGCTCACCCAGGGATGGGAGGAGTGGCACGTAAGAACCTACCTTTTCGCCCGGTTAGCCGGCATCAGGGTGCTCAACGAGAAGAAGGACGGCTGGCTCTGCGAAACCAAGACGGAGAAAGGCGGAAAGGTGAGATTCTTCCTGGAGCTGTGGCAGGTGCAGAGCTTCTGCGAGGCATTCGACTTCGTGTTTGAAGATACCGGGGCTGAAAACAGGCTCGATTCCATCGGACTCTACAAGGCGGCAGACCTGGAGCTCTACGATTACCCGTTCGAGTATTACATCTGTGCGGACAACTACTTCCAGCAGTATCTGCAGTCGGACAAGACGAGCGATGAGCCGCTGAAGGAACTGGCACGATATCTCTATCTGGACAATGAGGGCAACCAGGCAGCGCACATCAAGTGCTCTACCTATGAGCTGATGGGTGTGTTCCTCTGGTTTATGTGGATAAAGCACAACTTTTCCACAAAGTTCCCCCATCTCTTCAAGCCTGCAGCTGAAGGAGGCGAAGGAGAAACTGACATGGAGGCATCGATGAATGCACAGATCCGGGCACTCACGGGCGGGGATATCACCAAGGAGGAGACTATCAGGAAAGCCAATGTGTGGCGGGCACTCACCGAGCTGGATGCCAAGGCACGCGAGGCAGAGGAGTTAAACAAGAAACTGAATAAATCATGATCAAGACAGAAATCAATACCCCATCGATACAGGTGGGCTTCGATGCATTCTCTTACTTCAGAGACCTGGCAAAGCGCAACAAGCTATGCTGCGAGCTGGCTTTCATTCCTACCACATGCTCTACACCACAGGCTTTCGAGGGAATGCTGGCCAATATGTCGAAGGGCAGGAACTTCATCGTCATAGATGACACCAACGACGGCAACGTGGCCATCAACGGCGACGGCAGTTTCCGCAAGGTTGTCACCTATACGGTGTGGATCCTGATGCGATACAAGTTCAACGACATGAACGACCGCCAGGAGAAGCTGAACACCTGCAGAAAAATCTTCCGGCAGTTTCTGAGCCGTATCATCATCGACAAGATGAAGTGGGAAAGCGACTTTACCTATCTGCTGAGCGACCAGGTGGACAACCGGGAGATAGGTGCATATTTCATCAACGGACTCACTGGCGTGGAATTCCACATCGACGTGAGCGAGCCATTAGACCTGGTATATGACAATGAAGAATGGAACGAATAACATCAAGACTCCCGTATCTCAGGAAGACATCCATGCCTATGAGCGTGGATGGGCAGAGGAGATGGTGAAGATCTGGAAGGAGAAGATCATGCACTACCGCATCCGCCATACGGGTGCTCTCTTCAACAGCGTGCAGGCTACTTCGTTTGGCGGATCATCAAGAGTCATCGCCCACAAGTTCCTGCTCTATGGTCTGTATCAGGAAGCGGGAACGGGCAACGGTTATTACCATGGCAATCCTGGAGATCTCCCGTTCCTGGATCCGAAATACCGTGCGCAGCATCATCTGGGCGAACCCAGACAGAGGCGTCCATGGTTCAACCGGAAGTATTATGCATCCATCATGAAGCTGAACGATATGGAGGGCTATTTCTATGGCGAGGAATACCAGGGCCTGATGGCAGACCTCTTCAAGCAGATGTTCGGCACACCCTTATAACGTATTTTTAATTTGCACCATTCCTTCGTAACTTTGCGAAAAAATAAACAAATACGATGGCAGATAAAATAAATACAGAGATACTGCAGAGGGCGTTCGAGTCCATCAGAGACGAGCGTGCCAAGGGTGCCAATACAGCGAGGCGCATTGGCGATGCCTTCCTCTCCCTCCTAGCCTATGCCTCACAAGACAATGGTGCATACCTCTCTCGTGAGCATGACGATGCCGCCATGGGACTTATCACCTTCCTAAAGGGGCTTGTCTCCGAGGGGGTGGCTCACCTCAACCAAGGTGCACAGTTTGGTGGTTTTGTCTCTGGCATGGCCACAGGCAAGGGCGCAGCCATCGACGGCGATGGCAATGCTGAGGTCGAGAGCATCAAGGTGCGCTCATACATGCAGGTACTTGAGCTGATAGTCAACAGACTCTCAGCCTTCGAGGGTGACCAGTTCTTCACCGAGAGCGACACCATCGAGCAGGTCGATGACCTAGGCTCAGGTTGCTACGGTCTCCACCTCCGCTCCAAATACCAGGGCTATTTCACCGCACAGCACGTTAACAACGTCATCAAGGGCGTGGTCAACAACCTAGCCACAGCCACCACCTCGTCCACATCTGCCAGCTATTACACCTCATGGATGCGCATCAACAGCGTCAATGCCGTCCAAAACTACATCGAGGTCACCCTATACCCCGACACCGAGGTGCCAGGCGGACAAAACTTTCCGCCGTGCGAACTCATGAACATCGCCCGATTCGGCAACCAGACAGACGAGACCCTGCAGAGCTGCTTCTATGTCTCCTCCACCGAGGGGCGCATCGTCAAGCTCACAGGTGTCACCAAGCCCATACTGGATGATTACAACTACGGCATGGTCTTCGGCACAGTCCCCGAGTGGGTACAGTCCCTCAACCTTCCACTCGTCAAGGGCAGAGACTACCTATATGCCGCTGGCATCATCACACAAGACATCATACAGATAGACTACCATGGCAAGCCCATCGTCACCTACGTTGACAGAGGCCCATGGAGCGAGACCGCCGACTATTACAGCGCATCCCTCAATGAGGATACCCAAAAATACGAGACCTCCGATGTCTGGTACACCGGCTGCAAGTGGAGATGCCAGAAGACAGGCACACACACCGCCCCACGGTGGAACAACACCGACTGGGCGATGATCGAGGGCAACCCCAACTTCACCATCGACTTCATCGAGGCTGAGACCGTCTATGATTACGACAACTTCCGTGCGCCCCTCACCATCGTGGCATATCTCTACGGTCAAGACATCACCGCCGACATACTCGACAACGATGTCGCCTGGACACGCTACACTGAGAATTCCAGGGGCGAGCAGCGCGTCTCCTCCGACAACATCTGGTCACTCAACCGAGGCGGAGCAGGCAAGGCCATCGTCCTCACCCAAGACGACCTCTCAGTCGACAGCGACGGCATCCCCAAGGTCATCCGCTTCACAGCCACCGTCACCCTGCGTGACGGCATGGGCGATGAGGTGGCTCAAGACACCGCCTCATTCGAGTACGCCGTCTAAATTCAACACTCAACATTCAACATTCAACACTCATAAATATGAAGACTCGCAGATTAGACTTCAAGTTCACACCGCTCCAACTCAGCGTCTCCATGACGCTAGAGGGCAGCGTGCCCAACGAGCAGACCTATGATGCCGACAGTGGCGAATACGCACCAGACTATTCCCTCACACCTGCCGCCATCAAGCCTACCGTGGGCATCATAGACAGAGACGGCATATTGCAGAGCGGCTGCGTCAACAGCCAGCTCACAGATGTCTCCTGGTGCCGTGTCGTCGATGGTGTCGAGCAGACTACCCTCGTCAACGCCACCAACCAGCAGGTCATCACCTTCTCGGGCGATGACACAGGCAAGATCCTCTGGTATCAGAATGCACAGCCACAAAAGCCCATCACCTTGCGCTTCAAGGCCAAGTTCCTCGACACACGCACAGGCGAGGTGCGCAATATCACCCAAGACATCTCGTTCACCTGCCGCAATGCCACCCTATACAAGCCAGTCCTCTTGCTCTCATGCGGTGACCGCTTTTACAACCCCATGAGAGACGAGAGCCTAGCCACCGTCACAGCCTCCCTCAGGCTGGGCACAGAGGAGTGCGCCAAGGCCAAACGCAAGTTCGCCTGGCAGATGCTGCGCAACACAGGCTACTACACAGACATCACAGATGACGACCTAGAGGTCAGCGTCTCAGCCGATGGCGACTCCATCACCATAGACCAGTCGCTCATGGGCGAGAGGTGCAGCCTCCGCTGCCGTGCCCGATACAGTGCCACAGGCAACCCATCGGCCGTGGCACTCACCGATGCCAGCCCTACCAAGGTCATCACCTTCGCCCGACGCATACCGTCATTCGACTATGACTACATGGGCGTGACTGACAACCTGCCGCCAGGCACCACCTCCATACAGCCAGAGGCATACATCTACGACAATGCCGGCAAGATACCCGATGCCGAGCGCAATCTCTTGCCACTCTGGTACATGGGGGCCAACCTCTCCGCCACCAAGATAGACTATCGTCTCAAGGGTCACGGCATGCAGCCCACCATCAAGACCGACCTCGTCGACCCAAGCCGAGGCGCAGTCATGGCGCTCGATGTCAAGATACTAGACCCGCTCGCCCTGGCAGCCGATGCCGACGGCAAGGTCTTCACAGATGCCGACGGCACCCCATTCGTCTGGCACTAAATAATTCAACACTCAACATTCAACATTCAACATTAAAAAGATATGGAAAGATACATCAAAGCCAACCGCCTCGTGGTGGAGCACCTCCACCTACAGGGCGACCGCACAGAGCTTCAGGATGGCAACTTCCTCCTCTGGCTCCAAGACCTCATGGTCTTCGGTCCACTATACAACCTGGCAGCCATCTGCTCACAGATCGGAGCCATCGCCCTCACAGGCCAAGAGGCGCGACAGGAGCAGGAGGGCACTTCATGCCAGCAGCTGCCAGTGGCCACTGACCAGAGATTCGTCATCAGTTCAACCAATAAGTCAGAGGAGGGTGAGTCATGAGTGGAGCCAGCAAGAGCGTCAGCATCAAGTTCATCAGCCGTGTCGGCACATACATGGCCATGATACAGTCACCAAGCGGCGACCTATACCAGGAGTATCAGCGCAACGGAGACAAGGTCACCGTCATGCCAGACTTCTCACAGACCAAGCCGCTACTCAACTTCGTCTGCACATCATCCCGAGTGGCTGAGGGGGTCTCCACGCCAGTCAGCATGCGCTACTACTTCAACGGCATTGAGATCACCTTCGACTCCGCAGGCAAGTCCAGCGGACTCTTCACAGGCCTCTTCGAGAGAGTCGTGCCGTCAGCCTCACAGCTCTACTACGGTCTCCGCATCGTCGGCAACCTCGTCCAAGCCTCTGGCTATGCCCCCATTGTCATCAAGATGGTGGGCAAGATCTCAGCCAAGGCGCAGAGCGCAGAGGTCACAGACGACATCCAGGCAGACTACACCATCCCAGTCGGTCCATACACGGGCACGGCATACCGTGTCACCATAGCCGCGGGCGATGCCAAGAGCTTCATCCTCAGCAGCCCAGATGACAGCTGCGTCCTCGTTGCCAAGGCTCTGCAGGGCAATGACGAGATTACCTCCACCCTCTATTACAAGTGGTACAAGGCGGTCAGCTCAGACACAGGCTGGCAGTTCATCAGCGATGCCACCACCGCCAAGCTCACCGTCAAGGCCGCTGATGTCACCTGCACACGTGACTACAAGGTCGAGGTCTACAGCGACAAGTCCATGGCGGCAGACAAGCTCATCGGCTACGACTTCGTCACCGTCATGGATGCCTCCGACCCATACGACATAGAGCCATGTCCGAGTCCGCTAGACATCACCATCGAGGAGGACACCAGCGGCAACGGCTCCGTCACATTCACCCCAAAGCTCGTGGTCCGAGGCAAGTCGCAGACCATAGACACCAAGTTCTACTTCACACTCAAGTCGCCGGCAGGCGTGGTGCTCAACACCGATGCCGCACGCAAGCCGACCGTGCAGCTCTCATCCTTCACCGTCACCAGAGACGACTGTCTCCATGGCGGAGGCACAGACATATCATTAACCATAGAGTCAGTCAAGTGATCATGGCAGTCAAGACATTACTCATACATTTCCTCAAGCTCGGTGTTGGCATAGCCAGCACCGAGATGGAGTATGCCGACTCCACCAGCTGCGATACTCCTCCAACAACAGGGTGGCAGACCACTCCACCACAATGGCAAGATGGTCACTACATCTGGACACGCACACACATCACGTATACCAATGGCAAGGAGACATATACCTCTCCAGTCTGCACGACAGGCAGTCAGGGGCAGCAGGGTGAGCGTGGTGCCGTCCTCCGTGGTCCGCAGCTCTGGTCAGACTGCGGCGTGGGCTATTGCTTCGAGGCTGGAGAGACTGGCAAGGAGTGGAAGGATACCGTCATCTACAACGACAACACCTACTCCTGCGTCAAGAGCCACGTCAAGACAGCCGACAACTACCCCGGCAGCGCAGATGACATCAACAACGGCTACTGGCGAGTCGGCAGCCCCATCGAGCTGATTGTCGCCAACATAATCATGTCACGCTACCAGCTCGTCAAAAACCTCGGGGTCGAGACCATTGAGATGAAGGATGCCGATGGCAACATCGTCTTCCGAGCCAAGGATGGTGAGGTGTTGGCCAACAAGGGCACATTCAACAATATCGTGTGCGACCATGGCGAGTTCACCAATGCAGTTGTCACAGGTGACCTCAACCTGAGCACACTTCGTTATCTAGCCAACATGGGCGGCAATATGGGCGCAGCCGTCATGGCCAAGGCTTTCAACCTGGGATACGGTCCTTTCATCTTGCCACACCTCAATGACAACGAGTGCATGAGAGTGGTCTTCTATAATCCAGTGATAACAAGAAGTTCACTGCCAGCCAAGGTCTCATGCCAAGGCAGCAATGATATGTTGAAGCCAGCTTCTAACATATACACCTCAACCTCATATCGTCAGATAGAAGTCTCCGGGTGGTGCGAGATGATCGGCTCAAACTTGACAAGTGGCAAAACCACATGGATATATAACAATATCGTGCAATATTAAGATTAATTCATTATGATAGACAAAAAAACTTTCGACAAGGCTCCTGACGTTAACACCGTCAACAGCAACCAGTCATTCCTCATGACTGACAAAAAAGGCAACGTCACCAAGATTCCGTTGTCCGCCCTCAAGGCTGACCTCAGCCTGGGCAGCCACACATGGTGCGGCAGAGTGTGGAATACAGCCAACGCCACCCCCAAGGCGGCCATGGTGGTCGGCGACCTCGATGTCCTCCATGAGCTGCCGCTCACCCTAGGTCTCGGCGCTTACCTCGTCAAGAATGACCACAGCCGCCGCAAGCTCGATGCCACAGACCATTACAAGTATGCCACGGGCGAAGCCGCCAAGCTAGACGGTTCACAGGGCCACTACCAGTGGGGATGGGGCAGAGAGTTCTACTTCGTCACCAAGGATGTCGGTGGCCTCCATTACGAGATGATCGGTCTCAAGCCTATCCCTGGCGAGTACAACTACAAGATCCCTATCGGCTCCATCTCCGCCTCAGGCTTCGCCACCATCGAGCGCAGCACAGGCAGACTCGTCAGCTTCATCAACACAGGCTCTGACTACCGAGGAGGCAACAACGATGCCTCCCTTGACGGCACCAAACGCACCCTCTGCGGCAAGCCGGCAAGCTCGCAGACCACAGAATACTTCCGTGCCGCCGCACGCAAGAATGGCAAGGGGTGGCTCTGCACCACCATGCGACACACCACCATCATCGCCGCACTCATCGGGGTCATCATGGGCACACACTACGACCAAGATGCCGTCAACACCGCCAAAGACGCCAACGGTCTCTACCAGGGCGGTCTCGGTGCAGGCACCTCAAACTTCAACTGGGATACCTGGGGCACTTACAACTCCTACCGCCCATTCCTCCCCATGTCCGCAGGCATCGAGCTGGGCGACAGCGTGGGCGAGACTACCTACGCAGTCAAAAATGACGCAGGCACCACGGTCTACACAGCCAAGGTCTCCAGCTTCTTCGGTCTCAAGCACGCACAGGGCGGCTACCTCTGGCGCATGATGGATGACGAGCAGGTCCGCATCAACTCCGATACCACCGCCACACACCTCGTCGCACCATCCATCTATGGCTCATGGACCATCGGCTCAGCCACGGGCATGAAGGCTTACAGCACATCGCCTGCCACAGGCGAGGGCTACATCACCCGACTCTCCATGGAGCATTTGGAGAATTTCGCCACGGCCGTCGGAGGCAGCGAGACCACATACAGGACTAGCTATTTCTGGAATACTTCCAAAGCTACGAGCGGTTTCCGTCTCTGCCTGCGTGGGTGTAGCGCTAGCCTTGGCGGTCAATGCGGTTCTTCGACTCTCGACGTTGACTCTGATGTCTCGAATGCCCTCGGTAGCATCGGCGCCGCCCTCTGCGAAGCAGCATCCGAGTGGTCTGTGGAGCCAGAGTATTACGCAGCTGCCTAAAGTCTGCAAAAGCTTGCTGGGTGTCCAAAAGTTTGCAAGGTGTGCATCAGCATACAGGGCAACCGCGGCGTAGCCGCAAGCACCCAGCGAGCGCAGCTCGCACCCTCAGATACCGCCTTTGGCGGTCGGCGACCAAAATTTTTAGCCCATATTGGCAAAAAAACGCTCTTTGACTTCTTTCCATCCGATTTTTTTATTAACTTTGCAGTGGTTTTCTAACCAGGGTGTGACCCTTGGTGCTGGTTTCCGTCTCTGCCTGCGTGGGTGTAACGCTAACAATGGCGGTCAATGCGGTTCTTCGACTCTCAACGTTAACAATGATGTCTCGAATGCCAACGGTAACATCGGCGCCGCCCTCAACTTAAACACTAGAGACTCTCTTATACAGGGCTATCGTTTGCTACCCTGTTCGAGATAATAGGGTCAGTCCTCGCCCCATGGCGATACATACACACACCAAGATTAGCTGGTAGATGATGACAATAAGGTCATCCGGTCGAAGGTTATGAACATTAAAAAAGCAGACACCATTTTTCCAGTGCAGGCTATCTGCACAGATACACAGTTTACACAGATTATTACACGGACTTAACACCGCAAGAGTTATGAGAAGGTTTGGCCATATCTCGCCACAGGTCGAGACACTCGACAACTTCTGGCGTGCATTCTACGACTATGCGCGCCAGAAGTCATCACGTCTCTCCGTCCAGCGTTTCGAGTCAGACCTTGACCATAACCTTGACCACTTGCTAGAGGCCTATCAGACAGAGTCCTGGCATACATCGCCATACACTCCCAAGACAGTTGACTTCCCCAAGCGCAGAGTGGTCAACAAACTCCCAGTCGCTGACCATGTCATGCAGCATGCCGCCCTCGCACCTGTCGAGGCAGACCTGCGCCGCACCATCCATGGTCACAGCCCAGCTGGCACCAAGGGCAAGGGCACACATTATTTCTATCAGCTTGTCAAGCGAGACATTTTCTCCTCGCCACAAGCCGACACCTTCTATTGCCTGCCCATGGACATCCACCACTATTTTCAGTCTATCGACCACAACCTGCTTAAGGCAGAGTACCGCCGCAAGATCAAAGACCGCAAGCTCCTCGCCTTCATCGATGAGGTGGTGGATAGCTTCAATCCCGGCATCGTGCTCGGTGTCAAGCTAGCCCAGCTCTTGGGGCAGCTCTTCCTCGCTCGTTTCGACTACCTCGCCATCCGCTGCTTCGACATCCTCCAAGATGCCGACCGCTTCCGCTATTGGCAGGCTCGCTACGTCAGCGACATGCTCGTTACATGCCGCACACCAGAGCAAGCTAGACTGCTAAGTGGGGGGGTGAAATTCCTCAATGACCGCTTCGAGCGGTTCTGCCAACAGGGGCTCAGCCATTATTATCGCTTCATGGACAACATCTACATCCTCCACGAGGATAAGGTGTTCCTCCGCCTCATGGCAGAGCTCTCCGTCATGCACCTCGCCAGAGACTGGCATCTCTCTATCAACAAGTCATGGGGTGTCCATCGCACTTGCGATGGCATCGACTTCTGCGGTCAGATCATCTACGCTGACCACGCCCTCTTGCGCAAGAGATTCAAGCATGATCTCTGCGCACAGGTGGCAAAACTCCGCAAGCAAGGTTACTCAGAGCGTCAGATCCAGCTCAAGGCAGCATCACGCCTAGGGCTGGGCATACACGCCAACACAAAAAATCTATATAAGAAAATCGGTATGGAAAGATTTGGTAAACTCGTAAAGGCACGCCGTGCGCGCGTCCCTTTCGAGGGAATGGAGAAATCACAGCAGCAGTCCATCGAGGACATCATCTGCAGTGAGGGTCAGGATGAGAACAAGTTCCTCATCCAAGTCATAGATTACAAGGTCGATGACTCGGTCATTGAGAAGGAGACCGTGCAGGTCGAGGAGACTGCCGCAGACGGCAGCACCCACCTCGTCACCAAGGAGGTGCCCAAGAAGCGCCTCACCCTGCGCTATCGCATCATCGACCACATCGAGGGCACCACAGAGGTCTGGCAAACCACCGACCACTACCTCTATACAGGCTCCAAGATCCTGATAGACCAAGCCCTCAACGACTTCTGTCGTGACGAGCTACCATTCTCAACCGTTGTCAAGGAGCTTCACAACAAGTTCAAAAAGAAGTTCTATAAATTCACATAAACGGTTATGAAAAAGATTTATCCAGCTCGCAAGAGCTTCGTCAAATATGACGATGATCACTTCTTGCTCTACCTCGGTGAGCAAAAAATAGAAGACTATCACCCGGAGACAAACACTCCAGGTTCTTCTTCAGACGACAAGTCCAAGGCAGCGGACAAGGGCATCACCGCCTTCAGCTACGAGGGCACAGAGCCAGACGGCTCCACCAAGATTGCAGCCCAGTCAGCAACCTACGATGACTTTGCCGCAGGTTTGGTTCGCACCAAATACAGCCAAAACCAGGTCGAGGCAATCCTGTGCAACCATGGCGATGGCAATGAGGAGCACCAAAAGGAGTATGACACCTTCCAGGCTTGGCGCATCCAAGCCAAGGAGATGGCTCATGAGGTGCTTGAGAGAGCGGTCTAATTGATAAATACCCGATAGCGAGGTGGCTATCGGGTATTTTTATTTTTCCACCTATCTAATTACCTTTGCATAATAAAAAGCAAAAATATCATGCAGAGAAATACTAAAGAATGGATACAATACGGCTCAGCCATCGTAGTGCTCACCTCTGGCATCGTACTGGCATACGTCAGCTATTTCACATCACAGATGCGAGATGTCACTGACAACGTGCTCTGGTACTTTGCTCAGACACTCATGTATGCTGGCTCCGTCTTTGGCGTGGCTATCGCCATCGATGCCAAGTTCGAGAATATCAAAAACAAATTTTTAAATCATAAAAACAATGAGACAGATTAAACGCATTTTCGTTCACTGCACAGCAGGTTCACAGCGTCAGACCATCGATGACCTCAAGGCTGAGTTCCACCGAAAAGGCTGGTCCAATCCTGGTTATCATTATGTCATCGACACCAATGGTGGTGTCCACCAACTCCTCGCCATCGAGCATGTCAGCAATGGTGTCCAGGGCTACAACTCCACCGCCATCAACGTGGCCTATATCGGTGGCATCGATGCCGACGGCAAACCTATCGATAACCGCACACCAGCGCAAAAAGACGCTCTTGTGCTCCTACTCCACAAGCTCAAACAAAAGTTCCCAACGGCTCAGATCATGGGCCACCGTGACATCTGGGGCACAGACAGATCCAACTGGCGCAAAATGTGCCCATGCTTCAACGCTATCCAAGAATATAAAGACATCGCATAAATTATGAAATCTCCAAAAACCATCATTTCACTCCTGGCAATCATGCTCATCACGACCATGGTTGCCTTCATCAGTTCGGCTAACAAAAACGAGGCTCTGCAGAGAGACCTCGACCGCATGACGCAAAATGTGGCAAACGTCAACTATGACATTCAGTATGACAAAGTCCAAGACTCCCTGCCTGTGGCTCAAAACAATGCACTGCAGGTGAAATATGACGAGCTTCAAAAACTCCACCTCACCGACGCCCAGCTCATCAAAGACCTCAAGGTTCGACTCAAAGATGCACAGACCATCCATACAGTCTCATCTGCCACGACCGACACAGTGCCCATCTCACCAGTCCCAGAGACTGCCGATTCCGTCTTCTCATACAGAGACCGATGGCTACAGCTTCACATCGACATCCCTGCCAGACAATGCCAATATACCGCCTACGATAGCCTCACGACCATCGTCAGCCGCACCTACAAGCACAAGTTTCTGTGGTGGCGCTGGGGGACAAAAGGCTATAAGGTTCAAATCGTCAACTTCAACCCTCATTCCAGGATTAACTACTCGAGATACATAGATGTAGTTAAATAACAGGGTTAAAGCAAAGATTTAACATAAAAAACTTGCATATTCTGATTTTTATTATTATATTTGCAACAAAGATAATGACAAACTTTAGAATTATGGTAGGTATATTGATATTCTCAGCTATTGCAGCTTTCATCACTCTAGGTGTTGGCCATACTCTTAACAGGATGGGGAAGCATGTTTCTTCTTATCCTCACAAGGGTATGGAAGATGAGCCAAAGCTTACTATAGAGGATATGTATAGCCCAAACAATAACTTGTCTTTATTCTTCAAGGACGGCAATTCATATTCAGTATTGGTATCAAATCATAGTATAGATAAAGAAGAATTTGTGTTTGCTGACAATACAATTAACTTAAGGAATAAAGTTGCAAGAGTTCTCAGAAATTATGCAGCTCTTGAAAAATCCCAAAATAAAGACAGCGTAATACTTTAATATATATACAGCCATCGAATACAGTTGCATTCGATGGCTTTTTTATGGTATTTTTATAGCTTTTCAGCTATTCTTATCTTTGCAGAAAACTATAATAAATATCATTTATGGCAAACAGTACACAAACATTCATAGGCCGGGTTCTGCTTGATGACAAACAAGCAAAACAGACTATCGCATTGCTTGAAAAGCAGCTCGAACAAGTTAAGCAAAAAAAGACTGATGCATTCAAAAAAGGAGATGACACCAAGGCTTTCGATAAAGAGATAAATCGAATAAATGCTTCACTCAAGACATTGCGAACCAACCAAGAGCAGGTGAATAGAACATTCAACAATCTTTCTTCTGCCTCATATAAAGAATTGTCTGTTGTAATGAAAACAGTACAAAAGCAGCTACGCTCAGGAGCTGTCGAGCGTAATTCTGAGGAATGGAAAAAGCTTCAGCAAAAGCTCAAAGAGGTTAAGCGAGAGATGAATGCCATCAATAGCGAGTCAAAAGAAACAACAAGTCTTTGGTCTCGTTTCGTTAACGTGCTCAATACCAACTGGGGAGCTGTATCGCAGATTATCGCTGCATACGCAGGACTCTCTATGACCATCCGAAAATGTGCCCAAGCCTATGCCGATATGGAGGAATCTATGGCAAACGTCCGCAAATATACAGGGCAGACCGACGAAGAGGTTCGCCGGATGAACGAAGACTTCAAACGCATGGACACCCGTACGGCTCGTGAACAGCTCAATGAACTGGCTGGTTCTGCCGGTCGCCTGGGCATCACCAGCAAGGATATGATTGAAGAGTTTGTTGATGGAGCCGACAAGATTAACGTTGCGCTAGGCGATGACTTGGGAGAAGGAGCGGTCGACAAGATTGGCAAACTTGCTCAAATGTTCGGGGAAGATAAGACCAAAGGACTCCGTGGAGCCATGCTCGCCACTGGTTCTGCCGTCAATGAACTCGCCCAGAATTCATCAGCCAATGCCGGATATATAGTCGATTTCACCGCCGATCTTTCCGGTGTAGGCATCCAGGCAGGCATGACTCAAGCGCAACTGATGGGTCTCGCTTCTGCACTCGATCAGAATATGCAGGAAGAGGCAACCTCTGCTACTGTGTTCTCTCAGCTTATAACCAAGATGTATCAGGAACCGGCTAAATTCGCAAAGATTGCCGGTGTAGAAGTCACGAAGTTCTCAAACTTGATGAAGACCAATGCAAATGAGGGATTGATGACATTTCTTTCTGCCATGAAGTCTAGAGGTGGGTTTGCTGAAATGGCTCCTATGTTTGAAGAGATGCAGCTGAATGGTACTCGTGCCGTTGGCGTTCTCTCTGCAGTAGCTTCACACCTGGACCAGGTAAGAACTGCCCAGGATCTCGCTACCCAGTCATACGCTTCAGGCACAAGTGTCATCAATGAGTTCAATGTCCAGAACAATACTGTGCAAGCACAGCTGGATAAGGCAAAGAAACGTTTTGAAGACCTCACTGTAGAACTGGGTGAACAGCTCATCCCAGTAACCAGATATGCCATCTCTACCCTGAGCATAGGCATACATGTGTTATCAACATTGATAACTTTTACGGTCACCCACGTCAAACAGCTCACAATAATAGGTTCCGCCATCGCTGTCTGCACGGCTCTTTGGTATAAGGAAACCATCGCCATCAAGCTGAGAACAGCAGCCGCTGCAGCAAACGCTGCTGTGGATAAGGCTTATATCGCCACAACAACTCTTTTGCGCACAGCCATGGTTGCCCTACAGGCTACATGGGCACTTCTGACAAAGGGGGTGCAAGGTTATATTATAGTAATGAGAGCAGCACGCTTGGCAAGTCTCACCAATCCATGGGCAGCTCTCGCAACCGTTCTCACAGTGGTAGGGGTTGCTGTCTATGGTACAGTGAAGGCATTTGCCTCGTATAATGAAACGCTTCGGAATAATACCCAGGAAGCCAAGAATAACAGGGCAGTTGCAGAACAGCAGGCCAGCCTGGCGAAAAAGGTTTCAGATGCAACCATCGATGAGAGAAACAAGATTGATATGCTCAACAAGATCATCCACTCCAATGCATATACCGTGGATGAGCGAAGAAGCGCCATCGCCAACCTGCAGAAGATTATCCCTAATTATCATGCCAGCATATCCAACGAAGGAAAGCTGTATAATGATAATATAGAGGTAATAACACAGTATATCAACAAACTCAACGATGCAGCAATGGCAGAAGCCATCTATGAGAAAAAGGCTGAAATTAACAAGAAGAGATTGGAACTGAAGACGAGAGAAACCAGAATCAATGGTTCGCTCAAAGCAGTTCAGGCAGAACGTGATGCTCATCCAGAAAGATATACATCGGAAAAGATCTTCCGCCCTTCTTTTGGTCCTGGTTCTGAAAGCTCATATTTCACTAAAGACAGCGAGGCTCTTAAAACAAACAAGAAACAGGAGGAGATACACAAGAAGAGACTCAAGACTGTTCAAAGCGAAGAGAAGACACTGGATGCTCAAGAAGCAGCACTCGACCTGACGATCAAGAATAATAAACAGATAAGAAAGGCCCTGACTACTGTCATAAAGAAGAATACAAAGATAGACAGCGGCAATGGTACAACATCATCTGTAGGTTCCGGCGGTCATTACACAACAGAGAAGGAACGCAAAGCCGAAGAGAAGGAAAGAAAGAAGCGGGAAGCTGCGGCACGCAAGGCAGAAACCAAGCGCAAGGCTGACCTCAAAAAAGAGTTGGATGATGCCAAGAAAAGCACCGAGGCTCAGCAGCTGGAAGCTACAACCCTCTACTCTACCGGTCAGATTCGCCTGGCAGAATACAATGACCGCATGGCGAAGATCAAGGAGCAGGGACTTCAGCAGCGCATGGACATCCTCCGCAAATATGGCGAAGCTGAGAGTGAGGAATACAATCGTCTGAATGCCAAGAAAGAGAAGATCTCTGCCGATTATGAGCGCAAGCAGACGCAAGACCTTCAGGACCTGGAGTACGACCGGCAAGTGGCAGAACAGGCCATCACTGCCGAATATTACAATAAGGACTCCGACCTCTATCATAACGAGAGTGCTATCAATGAGGCGCTTTTTCAACTCGACCAGACGTTTCTCAAAGAGAAACAGGCACTCTATCTGAAGTCCTCTGACGAGTACTGGCAGATAGCCAGAGAGATAGAGCGCAGCGAGCAGCAGCACCAGTATGACCGCCAAAAGCAATACGATGACACGCTGATGCAGCTCAAGCAGGAGTATCTCACCCTCGGCAATGAACAGCAGATGCAGCTGGAGCTTGCAGGACTGGATGAGGTTCACAAGGCTGGTCTTGTAAGCGAAGAGGAGTATCAGCGCATGAAGATGGGCATCGCTAACAAGTATGCATCCTACAAGCCGGACGCCAAAGATCAGGCAAAAGACGATGCAAACACCGCTCTCGATACCGCCAAGAAGATGGCTAGACAGACCGATGACCGTAGCGGTTCGCTCGGATCAGATAATCTCGCCACCATTGCGGGAGGTGCCATTGCTGCCATCCAGCAGCAGAAGATGGTTAATGATAATCTTCAGAAGCTTCGAGAAGAGGATAAGATCAGCGAACAGGCATACCAGGATGCCAAGAAACAGATGAATCAAGAGACCTATAAGAATATTGCAGCCATAGCAGGTGCAGCCTTCAGTAGTATCAGCAGTATGATGGGAGCAGCTTCAGCCTACTCTCAGGCATGTTCCGACCTGGAGGTAGCCAAGATTCAGGCGAACTACGACAAGCAGATTTCTGCGGCTGGCAATAATTCGGCCAAGAAGAAGCGACTGGAGGCGAAACGAGACAAGGAAATTTCTGCGGCAAAGACCAAAGCCAACAAGAAGGCGATGAAGATAGAGATTGCCCAGGCAGTCGCTTCCACTGCCATGTCGGCAATCAACGCCTACTCTTCAGCTGCAGCCATCCCTACCGTGGGTTATATTATCGCCCCTATAGCCGCCGGACTCGCTACTGCCGCCGGTATGCTCCAGATAGCGACCATTAAAAAGCAGCATCAGGCAGAGGCAGCCGGATATTACGAGGGCGGTTTTACGGGTCCTGGCCATTATAAGAAGGAGGCTGGCGTGGTCCATGCAGGCGAGTTTGTGGCAAATCATAACGCTGTGAATAATCCTCAGCTCCTTCCTGCCCTTCAGCTCATCGATGCAGCACAGCGCAATAATACCGTGGCATCGCTCACAGCCCAAGACGTAAGTCGTGCCATGGGAACTGGCAGCGCTGCCGTTGTTGCACCTGTTGTCAATGTTAATGCAGACAACGAACTGGTAGGTGCATCTCTCGATAACGTGAGTTCAACCATTGAAAGGCTCAATGAACAGCTCAATCTGGGCATCAAATCATACGTGGTCATTACGGGTCCAGATGGTTTCGACCGCAAATGGAGTCAATATCAGAAAATGAAATCAAACAAATAGCCTATGATTACATGTGTTATTAATGGTATGGCAGCCTATCCGGCTGCCAGCCAATCCATCAAGTTAACATACGCCAACCAGTACGTCACGGACGATGGAGAATATTCATACGACATTAACTTTCCGATGTCGATTATGGATAACCGTAGAGTTTTCCACAATGTTAGCCGCTTCGATGTATCTAAGGTTACCCAGAAGTTTAATGACTGCAAACTGTACGTGAGCGGTCGTTTGATTCTATCGGGTGTAGGAACCATCATCAGCGTAACGGAGGCTGAAATAAAACTGCAGATTGTGGGCGGAAAATCCCGCATCAAGTTCAACGACAAACTAACCAAGCACTACATCGATGAGATTCCATTTGGCACAGCTGACAAACCTGGTTATACTGTCGACAAGGGCTGGTCTCAGGGATTTAAAAACCGTCAAAAGATCAAAGACATCTATAGACTTGATGAAGATAAGTCGAAGTTCCTGGGAGTAGAAGGTAAATGGTGTTTCGTACCTGTACGGGACGAAACAAATGATATGATTGCTAATTTTGTTGGAGTGGATAAAACTAAGCAGTTCATCGGCTACAATGCGCCGTTTGTCATGAACTTGGCTGTTCAGCCCAACCTGATGTACATATTTCGCAAGGTGGTGGAGTACGAAGGATATACGCTCAAGCGCAATGACTTTGACTGCAAACCATGGAATCTCCTGTATATTGCTTCAGCTTACAAGACCAGAGAACTCCGTAAAGCACTACCTCATTGGTCAAGCTATACCTTTATAGAGGAATTCCGCAAGCTGTTCAATGCCACCATCGTCTTTGATGATATCAGGAAGACCTGCTCTGTTCTCAATGCATCAGAACTGACAACCGCAGATTCTGTAGAGATCGAGCCTTTGGATGAATACACTACGGATTACGATGAAGATGGATCCTTCTCCACGTCATCTACAGCAAATCTGGAGTATAATCTGGGTGATTCTGCAAACAGAGATAACTATGAAGTTATTTCAAAAAAAGTCTTCGAGAATTTTAAAATAGTCCATAGTACAGGTACCTGGGAACCGCAAAATCAGTTCAAAGGGACAACACAGTCATGGTCTGAAAAACAAAAAAGACAGACTATCATTGAGTGTAATGGTAGTTACTACATATATGTAGAGAATGAGGACGGTTCGAAAACATGGCAGCTGGCAGGCGTTTGGTCACCATTAATCAGGGACAGTTCTTCTGATGATTATGTTGATATTAACATATCTCCTGCAGCACAAGTTGTAGAAGATATCAATTTCAAAACAGCAGTCATAGGAGAAGATAATTACTACGAGAAGCGATGCCTTCTTTCAATACCTAATGATAAGGAGCCGGATTCAAAGGAGTGCGATGTTGATGATGACGGCTACAGCTACACATCCGTGCAGGATGCGATAGACGATGAGTCAACACTCGACAAATCCGAAGATGATCAGGAATGCATGAATATATTCATCATTATTCCAGGAGAAGTACAAGATGACAACAAATTTAGTTGGGTTAGAGCGAAGTCTAGGTGGCCAAAATTCAAAACCGACTACCGAATAAATAAAGAATATTGTGGTAGTACCGAAGGAGGGTTTGGTGGGAACGGAGGAGGTACATTTAAAGAAAAGTATCCTTACTCTCTGTCGATTTGTACGAAATCGACTAATGATGTTGTTACTCTAGGCTGCTTACATGATAACGGTCTCAAGATCGACAACAAGAACTGTCTCCAGGTTAAGTTCAAAAGCGAAGTCATCCCTGATCCTTCCAACACCTACATCATACATAACAAGAAATATGTATGCGAAAAAATCGAGTTGGAAGTCAAGGATGACCAGATAGAGCCAATCTTCGTTGGCTACTTTTACATGATGTCGTAATCTCCGAGGAGACTAAAGCCCACCTTTAAAGTGCTTAGTCTCCTCGTTTACTTTCATCTGATTCTTGATATAGCGATTAGTCACAGATATATCAGAGTGTCGTGCCTGCTCCTTAGCAACAACTATACCTTGAGCATTGGCCAAGTCTCTAATGCCGGTATCTTTCAAACTGTAGAACTGATACTCCTTAGGAAAGCCTATGGCATCACGCATCTTGCCCCACTCTACTCGCAACTGATTATAAGCCGCTCTCTTTTCACCAGGTTTCAGACTCTTTCCGAAAATGTAGCAATGGCTAGGATGCTCGAAGATCTTCAGTTCTATCATCAGCTTCAGGATTTCATCATTAAGGGCAACCATTCCGTCCTTGCGGTTCTTACTGATGGCAGAACTGATAAAGACAGTCTGATTCTTGATAGATACATCTCCGATCTTTATCTGGGTCAACTCATTCGGACGGATGAAAGTATAATACTCAAAGAGACAAGCCAGAAGGAAATGCTTGTCATGAGTATAGAGATAATCCTTCATCTTCTTGAGAGCTCCAGGAGTCAATGGATTCCGGAACTTCTCTGTTTGCGCAATATTGCGAATATCGATGGCAGGATTCTCGGAAATATACTTTCGATCCATCAGCCAAGTACCGAACGAGACAAACCAGGAACGATAGTTATTCCTGGTTGTAGCTGATACATCACGATCATACATCAGATGATCCAGGAAGTCAATGGCAAAGGCTCGGTCTATCTGATAAGCATATTTGATACTCCTACACTCCTCTATGAAGGTTTCGAGCATCTTGAGGCGGCTGAGATAGTCAATAGAGGTCTTTTCCTTCATCGACTTTTTATTAGTCATTGACTTAATATAATCTCTATATCTACTAAAAATTATTGGTATTTCCGTAAATTGGCGCGACTGGTCAGCATTCACCCATGGGTTCCATCCTGCTGTCAATTTCGCAGTAATATTGTGAATAAGAAGACTGCCCATCATACGCTTTTTATGATCAGACTTATACTTGTTGAGCATATACTTCTTGCGCTTCATTACACCGGAAACTGGGTCACGAGCATAAAAGTCAACATACCAGTACCCGCCCTTGGTATGCAACACAGGAAGCGTGAATCCTACTATTTCACGCGAACTCAAAAAATCGATTTCTTTTGCATTCATTTTTTTTCATTGTCCGTTTTACTGGCCAATGATATTAAACATCTGCTAAATCTAAAAAGTCCCGTTTCTAAAACGGAAAATCGGATAAGAATGTTGAAACCAACTTCTTACCCGATTGTAGTTGCGGCGGCAGGACTCGAACATGCGACCTCCAGGTTATGAGCCTGGCGAGC